GGAGGTGGAGGGGTGACGCTGATCCACGCCGACACGCACCCCTACGACCTGGGCCCCAGGTGGACGGTTGTGCAGCAGCCAGATGGCGTCACGGACCCCATGTTGGTGCGGTTCATCAAGCAGGGCCAGAGGCGGAAGCTGCTGGATCAGACCGCCCGGTGGAACGGCCGTGGGTGGGACCCTGCGCGGTGGGTGCCGGCCCACCCCGGCGTGCCCCGGACGCTGCTTGCGATCGTCGAGGCCCACATGCGGGAGGTGGACCATGGGTGATCTGGTTGCTCACCTGCTGGCGCATCGCCAGCGGATTCCGAACCGAGCGATCATCGCCTGCCTGGCGCTGGCCCAGCTGGCGCCGAAGCCCACTGAGCGGCTCACAGCACAGCAGCTGATGGACGCGCTGGAGATCAGCAACCAGCCCTACCTGAGCAAGCTGCTGGGCGAGCTGCAACGCTACGACCTGCTGGAGTACGAGGCCGGCGACCGTGCTGAGCCGGGCTACCTGTTCTTCCGCGTGGGCCCCTTGCGCCGGGAGGTGCGGCGGTGACCACCACGATCCAGCGCTACCGCGAGTTCATTGCATCCAAGGGAACCGCTGCTCAGTCCTATGGATTCCAGCCACAGGGCCAATGGGATCTGTTTCCCCACCAGCAGGCAACATTGCAGTTCGCCTGCGAGAAAGGCCGATCCGCCGCGTTCTTGGACACCGGCCTGGGCAAGTCTCGCGTGGAGGCGGCAGCTGCTGCTGAGTTTGCTGCTGCCAGCGACCGGCCATCGCTGATCCTTACACCGCTGGCGGTAGCGCGTCAGATGGTGCGGGAGTGCGCAGCGGTCGGCATTGAAGCCCGCATTGTCCGGGAGCAGTCCGATGTTGGACCTGGCGTGAACATCGCCAACTACGAACGACTGCCGAAGCTCGACTGCGCCGTGTTCGGTGGCGTGGTTCTGGATGAGAGCAGCATCCTCAAGTCGTTCACCGGCCCGACCAAGCGGATGCTGTGTGAGGCGTTCAGCGAGACGCCTTACCGGCTCGCGGCCACTGCCACGCCGGCGCCAAACGATCACATGGAGATCGGCCAGCACGCCGAGTTCCTGGGCGTCATGCCAGGGCCGGAGATGCTCTCCCGGTGGTTCATTTCCGATCAGACCACCATGGGTGGCTATCGCCTCAAGGGGCACGCTCGGGAGTCGTTCTGGCGGTGGGTCGCCAGCTGGGCCAGGGCCGCCACGCTCCCATCTGATCTCGGTGGTAATGACGACGGATTTATCTTGCCGCCGCTCAACTACGAGCTGCACACGATCAGCGCCGATATAACCCAAGAGGTTCCCGAGGGGCTGCTTTTCAGGATCCCCGATGGCAGCGCTACCACCATCCACCGTGAGAAGCGCCTCACGATGGAAGATCGAGTAGCCAAGGCTGCAGCAATCGCCAACGCTGAGACCGGGCCGGTGATCGTGTGGTGCGAAACCAACGACGAATCATCGGCGCTGGCTGCGTCTATCACTGACGCAATCGAGGTATACGGCTCAATGTCGCTTGATGAGAAGGTGGCCGCCCTTGACGCGTTCACCTTTGGCGAACGCCGGGTGATCGTGTCGAAGCCCAAGCTGGCCGGCTTGGGCCTGAACTGGCAGCACGCCAACACCGTGATCTTTGCCAGCGTTAGCCACAGCTATGAGCAGCACTACCAGGCCGTGCGGCGTGCGTGGCGATTCGGGCAGACACAACCTGTTACCTGCCACGTGATCATCAGCGACACGGAAACCAGCATCTGGAACAACGTCCAGCGCAAGGCCGCCGATCACCTGCGCATGAAACGCGCCATGGCCGGCTCAATGGTGGCGATGCAGCAAGAGGCAACACTGCGACGCGCCTACGGATCGGCCACTTCAATCATCCTTCCGTCATTCCTGCAATGAAACCCACCTACGAAGGCAACAACTGGGCCGTCTACAACGCCGATTGCGTCGAGATCCTTTCGGGGCTGCCTGATGAGAGCGTTGATTGCGCGGTGTTTTCGTCGCCATTCAGCTCTCTCTACATCTACAGCGATTCCGAGCGAGATATGGGCAACTCGGCCTCTCATGACGAGTTTTTGGAGCATCACCAGTGGATGGCCCGTGAGCTGTTCCGCGTGATGAAGCCTGGCGCTGTGATCTGTGATCACGTCAAGGATACGGTTTTTTATCAGAACTCATCAGAGACAGGAGAAGGCGGACTGTTCCCGTTCAGCGATGCCGCCAGCGCCAACTACCGCAAGGTGGGATTCTGCCTGAGGGCACGGGTGACGATCTGGCGCGATCCGGTGCGAGAGATGCAGAAAACCAAACACGAGCGGTTGCTTTACAAAAACATCCGCGAAAACAGTCGGGTGAGCGCCATGGGCATGCCTGAATACATCCTTGTGATGCGCAAGGATTCTCGGGGCAAGAATGTCGGCGAGCCGGTTACTCACAGCCGCGATGAGTTTTCGTTGGATCAGTGGCAGCACTGGGCATCGCCAGTGTGGATGGACACGATTCAAACGAAGGTGCTTAATTCCCGGTTCAAGGGTGACAAAGACGAAAAGCACATCTGCCCAATGCCCTTGGACCTGATCGAACGCTGCATCACGCTTTACAGCAACCCCGGCGACGTTGTGCTGGATCCGTTCAACGGCATTGGCAGCACCGGATACCAGGCCGTGAAGATGGGTCGCAAGTACGTCGGCATTGAGCTGAAGCCGGAATACGCCCGTCAAGCCGCCAAGTTTCTGGAGCAGGCCGAGGGCAACGCTGCGTCGCTGTTTGACCTTCAGAGCGCATGACACGCCCGCACCTGGACCACGCCACGCACGGCGATCGTGAGTGGGCCTACGTCGGCTGCTGGCGCGAGTGGAACGATGCTCGCGCTGAATGGGAGCCGTCAGCACCACCACCCGCTGATGCGCAGTTCTTCAACTACCACGACTACATCCTTGGATGCCGTGATGCCTGATCAGATCACCCACCCGTTCGACGAACCCACCGGCGAGTGTCGCAAGTCCGCCGAGAGTGCCACTAAGCCCCGGCTTGAGCTGCTGCCCAGTGCCGCGATAGAGCAGATCGCCGAGGTGCTCACCTACGGCGCCGCGAAGTACGAGGATAACAACTGGTGCCGTGGCGCCCGCTGGGGCCGGTACTACGCGGCGCTGCTGCGGCACCTGTTCGCCTGGTGGCGCGGCGAGGACCTGGACCCTGAAACTGGCATGAGCCACCTGGCGCACGCCGGCTGCTGCCTGCTGTTCCTGATGGAATACCAGCGGAATGGATGGGGCGCAGATGATCGATTCCGCGGACCGGATCAGGAGCGGTTCGTCAAACACGACGGAGCACAGCCATGATCACCCTCACCACTGCCACCCAGCAGGCCCTGGCGCGGATCGCCGCAGCACCCGCCACCAGTGAGCAGCGGCGGCGCTACCCGGTGCCGCTGTCCACCCGCCTGGCGCACGCCGCCTGCCCGATGCCCAGTCGGTGCCCTGAGCCGTGCCAGACCTGCACCGCTGTTGCCCGCAACGTGGCTGCAGAGCTGGGGCAGGTGCTGCGCGAGAGACACGGTGGATCCAGCTCGGTGGCGGATTGGTTGGACGGATTAGGGTGCAGAACCGGAACCTAAGCGGTAGGATTGCAAGGTCAGCAGCCCGAGCGCGGCGCTGGCCATCCACTCGCCATTCGTTCCATGACCACGATCACCTGCACCATTCTGGTTCTGCTGCTGTTCCCGCTGATCCTGCTGCTGTGGCTGACAGAATCCCGTCAGCAACGCGCCCGGCGCTGGCGCCGCGGGGGGATGACGTACCGCGTGATTGCAGAGCGCCTCGGCTGCAGCCAGACCACGGCGCGACGGCTGGTAGCAGCCTGAACGCAACGGCCCGCCGGAGCCGCACCCAATCCGGCAGCACCCCTTCACCCCACCACAGAGACACGTCCATGACTGACAGCCAAACCAGCGAAACGCTTCGCCTGCACGAGCTATGGCGTGCCAATGATTCAACTGGCATCCGCGCCATTCTGCGCGGCGCCATTCTGTACGGCGCCATTCTGCGCGGCGCCATTCTGCGCGGCGCCAATCTGTACGGCGCCAATCTGCGCGGCGCCAATCTGTACGGCGCCAATCTGAGCGGCGCCAATCTGAGCGGCGCCAATCTGTACGGCGCCAATCTGAGCGGCGCCAAGCTGCGCGGCGCCATTCTGAGCGACGCCAAGGGGTTGCCAATCGCTGCAGATCATCTGCAGCGGCTGCGTGCGGTTGCCAGTGAAGTGCTGTCCAACCCTCAAAACCTTCACATGACAAACTGGCATAACGAGTGCGGTACTACTCATTGCCTGGCAGGGTGGGCTATTCACCAGGCTGGACCGCTAGGTGAAGTCTTGGAGAAACTTCATGGCCCACACATGGCTGGATTGCTGCTGTTAGGCGTTGATGCTGCTGAGCACTTCTACGACAAGAAGGACGACGCCATTGAGTGGCTGCAGTCCGTTGCACAGGAGGCGGCATGACCGACCAACACCGCGCCACGCCTGAGCAGTGGGCAGCGCTTGAGGAGCAGAGCGCTCCCGAGTACGACAACACCATCCTTGAACTCCGCGCCCGCGTCGAGGCGCTAGAGGCATCGGCACGTATTGGCCAGCTCGCCGCACCGGCCAATACCGAGGCCCGGCCTGGTGGGCTGGCGGAGAGGGTGGCGCTACGCATTGCGCACAAAGGTTGCTTTGCCCCTGAAGAGTCGTATGGCCAGGAAGCCCGCGCCGCAATCCGCGAGG